GGAGTGAAAACTACTGGAATAAGTAATGAAAGGTTGGATATTTACTACACAAGATAACCCATCGTATGAAACTAAAAGATTAATAGAATGTTTTGCAAAAGAGGGTATAGAATGTTTTGCAATACACCCAAATCATGTTGATATCTTTATAAGTAAAGAGAATAAAAGGTCGGTGTTAGTTGAAAATGAACACACTACAATACCTGATTTTGTAATTCCAAGAGTAGGTTCATCCACTACATATTATCAGAAGGCAGTATTCAGACACTTAGAACGTATGGGGGTGTTGTTTATTAATAGTTCAGATGCAATTGATAATGTAAAGGATAAACTCTACACAATGCAAATACTTTCACAGAATAATATACCACATCCAAAAACTATGTTGGTTAAAAATCCAATTGATTCAAGTTATGTGGAGAGGAATATTGGATTCCCCATAGTGGTAAAATCATTAAGTGGAACACATGGAAAGGGTGTTTATCTTTCAGAAAAAAAATCAAATTTCGAACAATTAGTAGAGATGATGGAACAATTTAATGATAGGTTTAATATTATATTACAAGAATTTGTTAGTGATTCGTTTGGTAGAGATTTAAGAATTATCGTAGTGGGGGGTAAAGTTATTGGAGCAATGAAACGGGAATCATCCGATGGAGATTTCAGAGCAAACATCACACGTGGTGGAGAAGCAAAACCAGTAGAATTGGATGAACAAATGGAATATTTAGCATTAGAATCTACAAAATTATTAAATTTAGATATAGGTGGTGTAGATTTATTATATGATAATGATGGATACAAAATATGTGAGATTAATTCATCACCTGGATTCTTCGGAATGGAAAAATATACTGAGATAAGAGTTGCTGAACAGATAGTTATGTATGTGAAGAATAAATTAAATTAATGGTTATAGTAAATACACAAGATAGTTGGGAAACTTTATCTAAAAGATTACAGAAAGAACCATTTGTATATCTACAAATGTTTTCAGATGTAAATAAACATCCACTTGACAATCGAGTGTCTTGTTATTATATTCGTACTATGACAAGAGAATTTATAGTACCAGTTCATCATAATGAAAAATTTTCGGAAGATATACAATATCTGAATATAGATACACCAATGCTTGTATCTGATTTAAAATCCCATAAGCACATTTCTATGATAACTTCTAATGAAGTTTATGATTTGAATTGGTGTCATTATATGAAAACAAATCAACCATATGATTTTGATAAACATTTAACAACTGCACATCACCACAATTATAGATTACATTACGATAAAGAAAATGTTAATGATATAATTCCGTTGGTAAAGCATGCTGAGTATTTTGAAAAGGTATCAAAAGAATTGATGGTGAATTTTGAAAAGGAATATGACCAAACTATCTTGGAAGTTTTATATGAAATAGAAAAGAATGGATTATACACTACAGATGATAAAATGGTTTATTCAGAATATAATCCATACACTTTAACGGGTAGACCAAGTAATAGGTTTGGTGGAATGAATTTTGCAGCATTAAATAAAAAGGATGGTAGTAGAAAACAATTTATCAGTAGACATAAACATGGGGTATTGGTAGAGTTTGATTTTGATGCGTATCACCCACGATTAATAGGTGATATGATTGATTATAAATTCCCTAAAGGTTCTGCACATAATCACCTAGCAAAAACATATGGATTAGGTTATGATGAGGGAAAACAATTAACATTTAAGTATTTATATGGTGGTATAACTACCGAAATGAAACAAAACCCGTTTTTTGGTAGGGTTGATGAGTTTATAAATGGGTTGTGGAGTACATGGAAATCATCGAAAAGTATTCAATCTGATATTTATAATAGAGAAATAGTTAAGGTGAACTTGCACGATATGAATCCGAATAAATTGTTCAATTATATGATACAATTATCGGAGACTGAAAATAATATTCGTATCGTAAAAGAATTAATTCCCATTATAGAAAATGGAGATTATAGTAGTAGGTTAGTATTATATAATTACGATGCCTTTTTATTTGATTTTGATGTAAAAGGAGATGGTTTGGGATACTTAAAAAAAGTAAAAGAAGTATTAGAACAAAATGGGAAATATCCAACAAAAGTATCTATGGGTGATAACTATCATAGTATGAAGGATATAACAAAGAGATTTTAATGATAACAGATTTTGATAAAATATTAAATGAGTTGAGTTACAGAGTTAAGGATGGTACACCCGATTTAACTAATGAACAACACTTGATTAAATTGTTTGATGTGTTGAAAGAATACAATTGGCCAATTAATGAGAGAGTTAGACTTATAAAAAATCTCACAACACCATCACAAATTATTGTAGAAGGTAGTACAGGTGCAACTACATTTTATCACGAAGTAATGACTGGTATATTAGTTGCTGGTGGTAGTAGTTCATTCAAAGATGGTGCAGAAGTTGCAAAGTTTTTTAAGAATAAAAAAATAAAAGCAGTAAATTCTGGATTAACTGAAGTCCCACCTGCAGGTGCAGTATGGGAAAAATTTTTATTAAAAGCTTCAATTCCAAAGGGAGACCTCGTATCCGATGCAAAAAAACTATCTTCGAGAATTGTAAAAGAATTAGGTAAGGGTACGAATATGATGTGGACCGGCCCAACAAACGATGGTTCTAAGTATGGAGCTGCAGATATTGCTGGTACATTTAGTGGTTATGGTGATGTTGGTATATCTTTAAAGAAGGGGGTTGGACAATTAAAGAATTTAACTCTGGGTACTTTTACAAAAGCATTGGGACTAAAAGAATTAAAAGGAAAGGATTTTATAACAACATATAAATCAGATTTTGATGCGATGACAAAAGATTGGAAAGTTTTAGTTACAAAATTATTTAATTCAAAAACAAAAGATTCAAAAGCAAAAACGATTTTTAAGAATCATATTAAAAACACTTGGGATGAATATCAAAAAGAAATATTAACAGAAGAAGAATTGAATATATTAACAGAGGCAGTTGGTTTACCTAAAATGAAATATGCTACTAAAACAAAAAAGTTCAAATATTTTTGTAGAAAAATGCAAGAGAAGAATCATCCACAATGGAAAGTTTGGAATGTCAAACGGACAAAACATTTCAAGAATATTTTCGAAACGTACTTATCAGGTAAAGAAAATTCAATACGATTAGGTTTACATAATTTATTTAAAAAACAATTAAGTGTTGGGGAAACAAGTTTATTTTATGCTGCTAAGGGTGGTGATACATTTTGGTTTATCCCAAGTGAAAAACTTTATAATAAAAAAATGGGACCTGAAGAATTTATTGCTGATTATGAATTAAAAGAATCAAAATCTGGATATCAATTTTTATTAGATGTTGGTACACAAGACGTTGGTGGTATTGGGACTGTTATCATAACGATTCGATTTGCGGATGGACAAATGGATGGAGTACCCGGAGTTAAATCAGATTATAAATTAGTTTCAAACGATTGGTCTGGTTTATTAGGAGCATTTAGGAAATAATATGAGAACTCAATTATTATGTACATTTACCCGCTTATCTCGATTGCCAGAAACACTTGATGTTATTATAGAGTGTAACGATATACTTTATGATAAAATATACATTTTTCAGAATATGAAGGAAGAAACCCAATTAATTTGTACCTATAATGTCGAGTTTATTGATAATTACGAGGAGAACATAGAGAACACTATTTCACTACATAGAAAGAAACAGAGTAATACTCTATATACTATTAACGCTTTGAATGAAGTTATCAGAGCAAAGAATAAAGGAATCTTAGATAAGAGCTTTAATGTTGATTGGAGTGAATATCAAAATACTTTACTACTAACCAACGAAACAGGTTTGAATATAATACCTACTAAAATACACCAGGTAGTAAATGTGAAGGATTGGAACAAATAGTTACACAAGTGTATCATTATGATATAGTACGGGTGTATTAAAACAATACACTCCAAAACAACGCGTTTGAATTAACTCATAATCGGTTAACTATATATAAATATCAAGTTTTTTTCAGTTATTTACGTTTTTTTTTAAAATAAAATGTATTTTGGGAATTTATATACATATATATTAATGTATCAAATGAGATACATAGTTTTTTGACAAATTGGATTTTTGAAAAGTACGAGGAGTAATTAACTTCGTATGGAATTGACCGAATAATGGGTAGACTTTAGAAGCCCATAAGGTAATCCAAGATGAGTTCGTGGTGAATCTACAAAGCCGAATGGTTAAGTAGTTGAGACATCAATCATCTAATGTACTTTCTGAAAACATAAAGAAGCAATTCTTTAGACCTTGTTTTGGGTAAGGGTAAAACTGAAATCCCAACTTGTGGCTGAATCAATCTAAACTCAGAGAGATAAGGCACTGACACAGAGATTGTACTCACTCCAATGAGATTAACCATCTTGAGGAGAATCATCGTAACTGATGGGTGTTAGGTACAAGGGCAATAAAATCTGAGCAGAAAGTTGTAGGTATGCAAATCCTACATTCCCTAAAATTTCCAACTTATAAAAAAAGGTTCTCACCGATTTTTAGTTTCCACTTATGATAGACTTAAAAACGAAATGAACCTTTTTTTTTTATAAAAAACTTAAACTATATTACATTTTAGCAAATTTAGTTGATATATATTATTGTATCAAGGTTACACTTGATTGACAAATGAAAAATAAACATAAACAAATGGAGAATATGAAATGGATTTAAACGCAATAAAAAAACGCCTCGGGCAGTTACAAACAACTAACAATCGGACTTCCAGTCTTTGGAAACCACAACCAGGTAAAACTCAAATTCGTATCGTACCTTACTCATTCAATAAAGATAATCCTTTTATTGAATTGTTTTTTCACTACAATCTGAGCAATCGCTCTTATTTATCACCAATTTCTTTTGGTAGACCAGACCCTATTGAAGAGTTTGCTCAAAAACTAAAAGCAAGTGGCAATAAGGAAGATTATCAGTTATCACGTAAACTTGAAGCAAAGATGAGAACTTTTGCTCCAGTTATAGTTCGTGGTGAAGAATCGCAAGGTGTGAAGTTTTGGGGATTTGGAAAGACAGTTTATCAAGAACTTCTTTCAGTAATCGCAGACCCTGATTATGGTGATATTACAGACCCAATTAATGGTCGTGATATTTCGGTAGAGTTTATCTCAGCTGAGGAGAGTGGAGCAAGTTATCCAAAAACTAACATTCGCGTCAAACCTAATCAATCACCGATTTCTGATGAGCCTGATATACTTGAAAAAGTAAAGAAACAACAGGACATTACAGAAATCTATCAAGAGTTATCATACGATGATATGACAGATATACTAAATACATGGTTAAACCCTGATGGTGATGCAACTGAAGAAGATTCAGAAGTATCAACAACAGCAAAAGCCGTTGGAGGAAATGTAGCTGAACTTGACAAATCTAAGGTAAGTAATACTGGTGATGCTTTTGATGAGTTATTTAACTCGTAAATAAAAACCCCCGTTAATGTGTGGCAACATACAACAAAAGTAGAGATGGGTGTTATTGTATTCCCTAACTACACATTAACAATTTGATAAGGAGAAATGAATGTCATCAGTACACGATGTATTGGCCGATACTTTGGCCGACAGTTTAAATAAGAAATTTAAAGATAATAAAGTAGCATACTTTCTGGATGGTACAGATAATACACCTACGGATATCACAGATTTTATCTCAACAGGTAGTTCTATGTTAGATTTGGCTATATCAAATAGACCAAATGGTGGAATTGCAGTTGGAAGAATTACAGAAATCAATGGATTAGAATCAAGTGGAAAATCTCTACTTGGTGCACACATCTTAGCAGAAACTCAAAAGAAAGGTGGGGTTGCAGTTTATATAGATACTGAAACTTCAGTTTCTCAAGAGTTTATGGAAGTGATTGGAATTGATATGGGTAAGATGTTATATCTACACTTAGAGACAGTAGAAGATATATTTGAAGCGATTGTAGAAATTATAACTAAAGTTAGGGAATCAGATAAAGATAGATTAGTAACTATTATGGTTGATTCACTCGCTGCAGCTACTACGAAAGTAGAGTTGGAAGCAGATTTTGATAAAGATGGTTGGGCAACTGCAAAAGCAATCATTATATCAAAAGCATTGAGAAAGATTACTCAAATGGTTGGTAGACAACGAGTGGCACTTGTGTTTACTAATCAATTAAGACAAAAACTCGGAGTAATGTTCGGAGACCCTTGGACAACAAGTGGTGGGAAAGCATTACCATTCCACGCTTCAACAAGAATTAGGTTGAAGAACATGGGACAAATTAAAGATACAGCAAAAAATGTATTAGGTATGAAGTGTAGAGCACAGATTGTGAAAAACAGACTTGGGCCACCTTTAAGACATACAGATTATCATATGTACTTTGATAGGGGTATTGATAACTACGGAGCTTGGTTGACTGTTCTAAAAGAACATAAGTTGATTAAATCAGCTGGTGCGTGGTACACTCTTACAGACCAAAATGGTAAAGACCATAAGTTTTTATCTAAGGATTGGGAAGAGTTAATTACCAAAGATGATGAGTTGAAAGACTATGTCTATGGTATCATTTGTGATAAGGTTATATTAAAATACAAAGAAAAACTTGGTATTGATGATGTAGAGTTCACAGATGAGGTCTTAGGTGATTAATCAAAAACACTTATCTATACTCGAAGAAATAAAAAAATCTGGCGGAAAGGTTGATGGTGGAGAACCAAATGACTCGGTTTTATTGATTGATGGTTTAAACACTTTTATTAGAGTGTTTACCGCAGTACCTACTACTAATGAGGATGGGGTTCACATTGGTGGAATAGTAGGTTTTTTAAGGTCAATTGGATTCGCTATTAATATGGTAAGACCCACAAGAACTATCATAGTATTTGATGGTAAAGGTGGGTCTAACCGCCGTAGAAAAATATTTCCAGAGTATAAGGCAGGAAGAAAGATGTCTCTTCGGTTGAATAGAACAGATGGAATATCTTTAACTCGTGCAGATGAACATAAAATGATGATTGCTCAATTAAATAGAGTAATCGAGTATTTAGAACTATTACCTTTAACTATTACTACTGCTGAAAACATAGAAGCAGATGATGTGATTGGTTATTCAGCAAAACATGTCTTTAAGGATAAGGTTACTATAATGTCAACCGATAAAGATTTCTTACAATTGGTGGATGATAGAATTTCAGTTTGGTCACCTACTAAGAAGAAGATGTATGACCAAGAAAAAATATTGGAAGAATATGGCATAAGTTCCACAAACTTTTTATTATTTAGAACAATGGATGGTGATAAATCGGATGGGATACCTGGTATTAAGGGTGCTGGAATAAAAACCCTTTTAAAGTTATTTCCTTGGCTTGAATCCCCCCATAAGTTTACAATAGAAGATGTTCTGAAAAGTGCAGAATCTAAAAAGAAACAATTTAAATTATGTGAAGTAATTACTAATTCTTCAGACCAATTACTCTTGAATAAGAAACTGATGGATTTAGATGAGATAAACATATCTGGAAGTAGTAAGTTAAAAATACAAGAGATATGTGGGAATCCTATACAGCGTTTAGTGAAACATATATTTCAAAAGAAATTTTTGGAAGATAAATTGTACACGGCGTTACCTAATTTAGATAGTTGGTTACACACAACATTTAATAGATTAAATTTTATGGCAGAGAAAACACATGGGACGAAAACGTAAATACCATACCGATAAAGAACGTCAGGATGCTCAACGAAAGTGGCAGATGGAACATTATATGCGTAATGCTGAAGATTTAAAAGCAAAAGCACGACAAAGGTATCGTGATAAGAAAAGAAAAGAATTTTATGATAAAAAAGTCCAAGATTTGTACACGAATCTGGATACTTAATATAGGTTATAATGAGCGAAAATTTAATACAATATGGAACATCGTTCCAGTCAAAAATAATTACAAGTTTATTACTTGATAGTAAATTTACAAAACAAATTATAGAAATATTAGAAGTAAGTTATTTTGATACGGATTCTAATAAATATCTGATAAAATCTATCAAAGAATATTTTGTTAAATACAAAACACCACCAACAATGGAAGCAGTTAAGGTTATACTGGAAGAGGTAGATAATCCTACATTAAAAACCACAATTGTTGATTCATTACGAAATGCTTGGAATTATAGAGAAGCAACAGATTTACCATTTGTTCAAGAACAAACATTAGAGTTTTGTAAGAATCAAGTTGTTAAGGGTGCGATTATGCAATCAGTTGAATTATTAGAATCTCATCGATATGATGAAATCAAAGGTATAATTGACAAAGCAATGACTGCTGGTATGGAAAGGGATATCGGACACGAATACATTACTGGTTTTGAAGAGAGAATGAGTCAACAAGCGAGAATAGTTATGCCAACCGCATGGGATAGTGTTAATGATTTGATGGATGGTGGTTTAGCAGGTGGAGAGCTTGGAGTGATTGTTGCCCCTGCTGGTATCGGTAAATCTTGGACACTACAGGCAATTGGTGCTCATGCAGTTAAACAAGGTAAGACCGTAATTCACTATACATTAGAGTTAAATGCTCAGTATGTTGGGTTACGATATGATACAATTGTTAGTGGACAACCAACGGGTAACTTACAATATTATAAAGAAGAAGTGCAGAAAGCAATTGATAAATTAAAAGGTAACTTAATTATCAAGTATTGGCCAACGAGAACTGCAAGTGTAAATTCAATCGTAGCACATTTACAACAATGTGAATTGCAAGGTATAAAACCAGATATGGTTATTGTGGATTATGCAGATATTATGAAATCAACATCTAACTTCACAGAAAAAAGACATCAAATTGGACACGTTTATGAAGAACTAAGAGGTATGGCAGGAGAGTTTGATATTCCAGTATGGACTGCATCGCAAGCAAATCGTTCTGCGTTAGAAGAAGATGTTATTGATGCATCAAAAGTTAGTGAGGACTATAGCAAGGTGATGACATCAGATTTTGTAATGAGTATGAGTAGAAAAGTAGAAGATAAGATAGCAAATACAGGTAGATTCCACGTTATTAAAAATAGATTTGGGCCTGATGGAATTACATTTCCAGCAACCATCAATACCAATACAGGTTTCATACAAATCTACGAAACCAGCTCACAAGGTGGAAAAGAGGCCCAAGGTAAAATGAATAATGCAGATGAGTATCTACGTAAAACCTTGGCACAAAAGAAAAAAGATTTTGATGGTGAAGGGTTTGAATAAAACTTCCAAAAAAATTCAAAGAAAAAATTAAATAATTCAAAAATAATGGTGTATTTAAGTAGTATATACTATATGTATTATGGGTATAAGAAAATAAAAGAAAAGACAAAAAATGGAGAGTTTTAAAATGGGTACGCATAAGTTTAAATTATCAGAAAATTTTATTAATAAGTATAAAAGAAAGAAACCGCCTTTTGGTTTCAATGGGTTGGGTGAATTAGTTTATATGAGAACGTATTCACGTATTAAAGAAGATGGGAAAAACGAGAGATGGTGGGAAACCGTCAAAAGAGTTGTAGAGGGAACTTATACAATGCAAATGAATTGGATTGAATCTCACCAATTAGGTTGGAATCCATGGCAAGCACAAAAATCAGCACAAGATATGTACGAAAGAATCTTTACAATGAAGTTCTTACCACCAGGTCGTGGTTTATGGGCGATGGGAACAGCAATCACAGAAGAAAAGGGTTTGTATGCAGCACTAAACAATTGTGCATTCGTATCCACTAAAACAATCAAAGAAGATTACGCAAAACCATTTTGTTTCCTTATGGATGCTTCAATGTTAGGTGTTGGAGTAGGATTTGATACTAAAGGTGCTGGAGAGATAGATATTAAAGGTATTGATATCAAACGAGATGAACAAAACTTTCAAATACCAGATACTCGTGAGGGTTGGGTAGAATCATTACAACTTTTATTAGAAAGTTATTTTCACGGACAGGGAGAAGTTGTATTTGATTATAGTTTAGTCAGATTAGCAGGTGAACCAATCAAAGGTTTTGGTGGAGTAAGTTCAGGTCCTGAACCACTAATGGAAGTACACGAGACTGTTAGAGAAACATTAGAAGCTAATAGTGGAAAACCAATAACAATCACAACAATCGTAGATATTATGAATTTAATCGGTAAGTGTGTAGTGGCAGGAAATGTTAGAAGAACTGCTGAGATTGTATTTGGAGACCCTAATTCAGAAGAATACTTAGATTTAAAGAATTATAAAGTAAATCCACACAGAGAACAATATGGTTGGACGTCTAATAATTCAATATTTGCAGAACTCGGTATGGATTATACAGAGGCATCAAAAAGAATTAATGATAATGGTGAGCCTGGATTTGCGTGGTTAGACAACATGAGAAAATACTCTCGTATGAAGAATGGTGGAGATGATAAAGACCATAGAGTTGCGGGTGGTAATCCTTGTTTAGAACAATCATTAGAAAGTTATGAATTATGTTGTTTAGTGGAAACATTCCCAAACAATCACGACTCATTAGAGGATTATAAAAGAACTTTAAAATATGCATATTTGTATGCAAAAACTGTAACACTTGGTAGAACTCATTGGAGTGATACAAATAGAGTTATGTTGAGAAACAGAAGAATTGGATGTAGTGTGAGTGGAATTGCTCAGTTCATAACTAATCGTGGATTACACGAGTTAAAGACTTGGTTGGAAGATGGATATGATACCATACAAGAGTGGGATAAAATGTATTCAGATTGGTTTGCAGTACCAAAATCAATTAAGACTACAAGTGTTAAACCAAGTGGGACAGTATCACTATTAGCAGGTTCAACACCTGGATTACATTATCCAGAATCAAGATTCTATACAAGAAGAATTAGAGTATCGAAACATTCAGATTTGTTAGAACCTTTGAAAAAGGCAGGATATAAAGTAGAACCTGCGTTTGGTTCAGAGGATACCACTATGGTTGTTGAAGTTCCTGTCGATGTAGGAGAGGGAATTAGAACAGTCGGAGAGTTATCCATATGGGAACAATTCTCATTAGCAGCATTTATGCAAAGACATTGGGCTGATAATCAAGTAAGTTGTACGGTCACATTTAATCCTGAAACAGAGGGAGAAATGATACCACAAGTATTAAACTATTACCAATATCATTTGAAGGGTATTTCATTACTACCAAGACATGATTATGGAGCATACAAACAAATGCCATATGAAGCAATTGATGAAAACCAATATAATAAAGATGTTAAGAAATTAGGTAAACTAAACTTTGGTGTAATCAAAGCAGAAGAAGCTAATGTAGAGAAGTTTTGTGATGGTGATTTTTGTGATATAGAAATCACACCTACGACTGGTGATAATGATGACCAAGATTACGCAAACTAAATATGTGTATGATTTCACATACACAGGCAGTTGACACACCTGGTAAAAAATGTGTCTTAACAAAACAAACAGAGGAGACGATTTATGAATATATATCGTAAACTAATAGCATCTTTCGTATTGATGACAGGATTGTTCGCTCAATCCATTGTTGTTGATGTTAAAGATGTTGAATATAACCCTTTGGTTGGAGCAAATGTAGTGGTAGAGGGAACTGAACTCGGTGGTGTTACTAACGAGACAGGTCTTACTACAATTTCAGTAGAAGCTGGAACTTATACTATTACTGCTTCATTCATAGGATACTCATCTCAATCTAAAGAGGTTGTTGTGGGTGATAGTGAAGTAAAAGTGAATATTGCTTTGGCAATTGATGCTCTTACTCTAACAGATGTTGAAGTTTTGGCTTCAAGAGCTGTTGCAACAACACCTGTTGCTTATTCAATGGTTAGTAAAGAAGAAATGGAACTTAGACTTGGTAGTCAAGATGTTCCAATGGCTTTGAATACTACACCAAGTGTATATGCAACTCAACAAGGTGGTGGTGCTGGTGATGCTCGTATTAATGTACGAGGGTTTAACCAAAGAAATGTTGCGGTGATGATTAATGGTGTTCCCCAAAATGATATGGAGAACGGATGGGTTTATTGGAGTAATTGGGATGGGGTTGCAGATGCTGCTCAATCAATTCAGTTACAAAGAGGACTATCAGCTGTAAATCTTGCCACACCTTCTATTGGTGGAACTATGAATATCATTACAGACCCTGCTAAATACGAAAAGGGTGGTAAGTTCAAACAAGAAGCAGGAGATGGTGGTTTTATTAAAACTACTATTAACTACAATTCAGGTTTGATTGGTGATAAACTTGCACTGGCTGGAACAATTGTTCGTAAGACTGGTGATGGTATCATTGATGGAAACTGGACAGATGCTTGGGCTTATTATTTTGGAAGTTCTTATGCAGTATCCGATAAACAACGATTCGAGTTGTACGCAATCGGTGCACCACAAAGACACGGACAAAATCTATACAAACAGAATATTGCTACTTACTCACAAGAGTTAGCAAGTGATATTGACGGATATGATACTGATGCTTTTGCAGAGGGTAACAAATTCGAAACTGAAGCTGGTAGATTCTTTAGTCAAAATTGGGCACCAGTTAGTTCCGACTATACTGGAGAACAATATTGGTATATGTATGGAGCAAACACAACCAAAAGAAAAAATTCAAACTTTCTTAATGAAAGGGAGAATTTCTTCCATAAACCATTAGTGAATCTAAATCACTTTTTAGAGATAAATGATAAAACTAAATTATCATCAGTTCTTTATTGGAGTGGTGGTTCAGGTGGTGGAACAGGAACTTATGGTAGTGTAATGAGAACACCAGCCGTAGCAGATAATGCTTGGTATTCAAGTTCGCCTTGGATGTGGGATTGGAATGGAGAGATTGAACAGAATCGTACTAATATCGATGCTGATTATTCTGAAACAGACCATCGTTCTACAGGTATTCTTAGAAACTCAATCAACAGACAAGATACATATGGATTAATTTCTAAATTAAATTATAAAGTTAATGAAGATTTAGAATTTCAAACTGGTATCGATTGGAGAACTGCTGAAATAGAACACGCTCGTGAAGTTCGTGATTTATTAGGTGGTGATTACTATGTTGATTTTGCTGATGACAATGCACCAGATGGAAAAGTTGTTGGGTTAGGTGATATTATTGCTTATCATAACACTACTACTGTCGATTGGTTAGGTGGATTTGTTCAAGGTAACTACACGAAAGATAATCTAAATGTATATGGAATGGGTGGAATATCATCTATTAAATATTCATATCAAGACCATTTTTCAGTAGAAAACGAGAAAATTACTGCTGATGCTATTTCATCATATCAAGTTAAAGGTGGAGTACACTATGAATGGTTAGATGGTGTTACTACTTTTATAAATTCAGGATATGTGGAAAAAGCACCAATTCTTGATAATGTAATTGATTATTCTGGTACGGTCGCATCCGACCCAGACAATGAGAAATTCTTATCAACAGAAGTTGGTGTTGGATATGCAAACGATAAAGTTGCCGTGAAAGTATCTGCTTATAACACAGATTGGAAAGATAGAAACCTTACTCGTAATGTTGACACGGGTCAAGGAGATTCAGGTGATACTGATGTAATCTTTTTAAGAGGTGTTAATCAGAAACATAGAGGTACAGAAGTTGAAGTAAAAGTATTACCACACGAAATGGTAGAACTTGATTTGATTGCTTCTTTCGGTGGTTGGAAGTTCGATGGTGATGCCAATGGTACTTACCAAGAATCTCAATATAACGATGACAACCAAGTAATTGGTTATCAAACTACTGAATATGCATATGCACTTGATGGGTTATTTGTTGGTGACCAACCACAATCATCTTATATATTGGGTGTAACACTTAAACCTATTAAGGGATTGAGAGTACAAGCACTTTACAATGTATATGATAAGAACTATGCAGATTGGAGTCCTGGTTCAAGAGAAGTGGATTCTGATGGAGTTGCAGATAGAACACAAGTTTGGGAAGCTCCTGGTTACTCAAAACTTGATTTACACGCATCTTACAAACTTCCAAGTATTGCTGGTTTAGATTTGACTATTACAGGTCACATCTTTAACGCACTTGATGAAGTTTATGTACAAGATGCAGTTGATAATAGTCAATACAATGGGTATGGTGATAAACTTCACTTAGCTCATAATTCTGAAGTATTTCTTGGAACACCAAGATATGCAAACATAGGATTAACTATTGATTTTTAAAATGGTGATTTGGGGGATTGAAAAAATATCCCCCATTTATCAAAAAAGTACTTGACAAGTATATGGTTTTAGTGTTATATTCAGATATGATAAATTCGGAGATTACAACATAAATGTATCAAAATGTTTTTTATGATAAGAGAAAAAACAAAGTGCATGTTTGGGATGACAGAAGAGGCCATCTTATTGTACCTTATAAAAAATACGCATATGTAAAACATTCAAGTGGTTTACATCATACACTTGATGGTAGTAAAGTTAAAAAGGTGTACACTTGGGATGATGATGACCCAGGTTTATATGAGAGTGATGTACCAATCACTACAAGATTTTTAGTTGACCAATACACGGATTCGGATGATGTTGCAGAGGGAAATAGAACTTTCTATTTTGATATCGAGGTGGAAGTGGTTGATGGTTTTCCAGATGTAGAAAAAGCAGAAACTGCAATTACATCTATTGCAATATATGATGAGATAATGAAAAAGTATATATGTTATACTTTAGATTCTAAAAATACTATACAAAATTATGAAAATGGTGATACATCAGTAGAGTTATTTAAAACTGAAAACGAATTATTGACAAGATTTTATCAGAAATACGCAGAAATAAATCCTACAATATTAAGTGGGTGGAACATTGATTATTTTGATATTCCGTATCTATATAATAGAACAGTCAGAGTTTTAGGTTCAGAAGTTGCAAAGATGCTATCACCTATCAGACATTGTTATTACAATGAATACAAAAAGAAGTTTGTTATTGCAGGTGTTAGTGTGTTAGATTATCTTGCATTATATAAAAAGTTCTCGCCAATTCAACAATCAAGTTATCGTTTAGATTACATTGGTGAAGTTGAAGTTGGTATGAAGAAAATTGAGTATGATGGAACACTCAATGATTTATTTGAAAATGATTTACAGAAGTTTATAGATTATAACATTCGAGATGTTCGTATTCTTGTGGAGTTAAATGATAAGTTGGATTATATCGGAGTTGCTTGTGGTATAGCACATTTAGGACATGTCCCATATGAAGATGTGTTTATGAGTTCAAGATATTTAGAGGGTGCGATATTAGTTTATTTAAAAAAGATGGGTATTGTTGCACCAAACAAACCAAGAAATCCTAAACGAAGAGGGGATGATGAAAAGTTCTCTGGTGCATATGTACAAGACCCACAAAAAGGTAAACACGATTGGGTTTATGATTTAGATATCACAAGTATGTATCCAAGTGTTATTCGTTCATTGAATATCTCACCTGAAACTAAGGTTGGGCAGGTTTTGGAATGGGATGTAGACCAGTATCTAAAGACAGGACATACGAAAACTTATTCTATGATTAACACAAAGGGTAAGGAAATACAACAAATAACCAATACAGAACTGGAGAGTTATTTAGATGAGACTGGATTAAGTATATCAAGTAATGGGGTTATGTATCGTACTGATAAACAAGGATTGATTCCTGCTCTACTCACAAAGTGGTTTAATGAACGAGTAGAGATGAGAAAACTTGTGAAGAAGTTTCACGACCAAGGTGATAAAAAGAAATCTCAATATTTTGATAGGAGACAATATCTTCAGAAGATTCTTCTAAATTCATTATATGGTGTATTGGGATTACCAGTATTTAGATTTTATGATTTAGATAATGCAGAAGCAACCACAACCACAGGTCAATCATTGATTAAGTTCAGTAAGAAAATTACCAACCACTTTTATAATAAAGAGTTAGGTACTGATAAGGATTATGTTATCTATATTGATACAGATTCTATTTTCGCATCCGCAGTACCATTAGTTGAGAAAAGGTTTCCAAATCAGAAATTATCTGAAACTATGATGACACAAAGAATTATGGAGATATGTGGAGAGGTACAAGATTATCTAAATTTAAGTTACGATTATTTCGCCAAGAAATTTTTGAATATAGATGAACACGTGTTTGATATCAAACAAGAGGTAATCGCAAAGACAGGTTTGTTCGTAACGAAGAAACGATATGGTTTACGAATCATCAATGATGCTGGTAGAAAGGTAAACAAAACACAAGTAAAAGGTTTGGATACAGTCAGAAGTAATTTTGCTCCTGCGATGAAAGATTTATTACAAAATGTATTAGATGATATATTGGCAGATGTTCCAAAGGAAAAGATTGATGAAAGAATCAGTAAGTTTAAGAGGAATCTACATATGCTACATTATAGTGTATTGGCAAATCCTATCGGAGTAAAAGGTATAGGTAAATATATTTCTAAAGATGAAGAGTCATCATTCAGTAAATATAAAAAGGGTGCACCAGTCCATGTTAAAGCAGCAATAAATTATAATTCTATATTACATCATTGGTTTGAAGGTAGAAAGTATGAGAAGATTACTAATGGTAATAAGATTAGGTGGGTTTACCTAAAGAATAATGAATTTGGATTTGATGTAATTGGTTATAAAGGATATGAGGACCCGCCTCAAATATTAGATTTTATTAAAACGAACATTGACCATACTAAGATGTTTGAACAAGCAATGAGTAAAAAGATAGGAATGTTCTACGAAAGTTTGGGGTGGGAAGCCGTCGTAGATAAACAGCAAAGTATTGAAAGATTTTTTTGATTTTGAGATTTCTGGTATATATGTATATACATAGGAAACAATAAGTAATAACTATTAACAAAAGGACAATAAGGTTATGAATAAAACAAAACTAATTCGTTTTATCGACAAGTATTCACTTGGTGGTGAAATTAAATCAGTAAAATGGTCATCCAATGGAAAACAATTGGCTACAAGGTTCATTAGTGGTGATAAATCATTAGTGGGGTCGGTAGTATTGGACAACTTCGATGATATAGAAGCATCAGATATTGGAGTTTACAACACTTCGCAATTAGTATCACTACTATCCATCTTAGAAGAAGATGTAGATTTTAGTTTACAAAAAATGGGCGATAAGTTTGTGAGTGTTAATATGAAAGACTCGCAACATGGTACACATACAAAGTATATGTTAAGTGATTTGTCAGTTATACCAACACCACCAGAACTTAAAAACTTACCATCAACATTCGAATTAGAATTGAAGATTGATAGGTATTTCATTGATACATTTATTAGTGGTAAAGGTGCGTTACCTGATACCGATACATTTACTATTATTGCAAAAGATAATAGTGCAAAAGTAGTTATCGGATTCAGTAATGTTGCAACTAATAGGGTAACAATACCAGTTGAGTGTGAAGAGTTTAGTGATACTGAACCTATTTCATTTAACGCAAATATGTTTGCAAATATTTTAACTGCAAATAAAGAATGTGAGAAAGCTGTATTAAAGGTTAGTTCAGATGGATTAGCTACAATCAGTTTTAATATTGATGATTATAAATCACAATATTTCTTGGTTGCAACCCAACAAGTGACATAAGGAGTCAAAAGTGGCAAATAATATACTTGATAAAGCCCAATTAGGGATTCATACTGCAAATAAACGCGGTAAGAAACTTGAAGATAAAGTAGAAGAATACCTTAATAATAAAAAGATACACTACACTTATACACCAAATAGGGGTATAGATTTCCGAATCAGTACTAAATTTGGTAGGGTGTATTTGGATTGTGTAAGTACTGGAACTGCTGGAAGTATAGATGAGAAGATAGCAACCAAAGTAGATAAGTATGTACGAAAGTATGAACTTGCTGGTGGTTCTATCCATATCTTACATCCATATAGTGGTTTAAGTAAGGAAGTTAGGGAATCTATTCATAGTATGGAACGATTACACGATTGTGAAGTACATATGTTGGATTGGTTTGAGTTTGAAGAGTTGTTGAGTGATAATTATATCCCAACACCTAAACAGACTGCAACCAATGGTAGTAATTGGGTTACACCAGATTCTGCAGCAGTGAGGAAGTTTTTTAATTTCGAGAAATCATAATGTATTTAGAATATTTTGATAAATTTAAAGGTATGACTCCTTATCTTGAAATAGATGAGAAAGAATGGGAGTATATCAAAGAAACATTCGAAAAGGATGATGTCAAAGAAAGTCTTGCTAAAGTAGCAATGACTTATGAGATTCCCTATGCCACTATTTCAGAGGATGATGCCTACAAAGCTTTAATGAAGTTAAAGGGTATGAGACATAATGAAATTTTGGTAGAGGGAGAGTGGTTTGCTCGTGAGGGAACTGCATACAGATATGGTTTAGAATTTGAGGGTAAACAACAATACTTTAGAAGAGTTAACATAGGTAATGCTGCCAGTAATTTCTTCCAACAAGTAAATCGTTGGAGTGTGGATGGAACAATTGCACCAGGTCCAAAGAGAACTTGGGAAACAGAAAAATATATGACATCACTTATGGGTGCTGCATATACTTTGAAGTTACCAAAAATTACTGCGGGTAATCTTAGGATTATGTTAAGTTTGAGAAAGTATATTTGTTCTCAATTTAAACCTAATGTTGCAAAAGTACTCTATGATAAGTTGGGTAGTGAGAACATATTAGATTTCTCTGCAGGTTGGGGAGATAGATTAGCAGGATTCTATGGTAGTGAGAGTGGTAAATATTATCTTGGGATAGACCCACGAAAAGAAAACCATCCACTCTATAGAGAACAAAAAGAGTTCTACGAAAAACACAGAAATATGTTCTTCGAGGTTGATAAAGATTCAGAGTTTTTAGAATCACCAGCAGAAGATGTAGATTTTGAACAATATAAAGATATGTTTGATACTGTCTTTACATCACCACCATATTTTGGAGTTGAGAGATATAGTTATGATGATACTCAAAGTTGGGTAAGATACAAAACTATTGATGAGTGGAATGATAAATTTTTACAGACAACTATTAAAAAATTATGGGGTTCTATCAAAAGTGGTGGATATTTATTAGTGAATATAAGTGATGTTTATGCGAGTAGTGGAGCAAAACAAAAGAGATTAAATTCTCATGGTAAGAAATGGTTAGAGATTTGTAATCCTATGAATGATTTTGTATCAACATTTACTGATTCAGAGTATCAAGGTTGTATTGGAATGGAAATGGCAAAAAGACCAAATAGTGGTGGTGCAGGAACTGCAGCAGAAGATAGATTCAAAGATGAGACAAGGGAACTGGCGGAAAAGACAAAAGATAAAACTTTTTGTGAACCGATTTGGATATGGAAAAAACTTTAATAGAAAAAAGATTATTTAGTAAAGAAGAATGTGAAAAAATAAAATCATATGCTAGATTAAAAGTTAGAGTAGTTGATGTCTACCACAACGAATATGAAAAAGTTGGTAGTAAATGTTATCAGATGCTTTGCCTTGGGGTAATTCACCTTATGATATATCTTGGGTTTATGATAGGATTAAAGATTGGACAAATACTTTAGATTTAAACATTGATAATCTTGGTTACTCAATGATAATATGTCACTATAGTAAAGGTTGTTATTTTAAACCACATATAGATGATGTTATGACAGGTACTGATGGTGAAATTCTAAGGAAGAGATGTTTTACGATTGGTATTCAATTATCTGATAAAGAGTATGGTGAATATGAGGGTGGAGAATTACAATTTGAAACTAACGATGGTGTTAGAACAATGAAACAAGATGCTGGGTATGTTTGGATAGCAGATAAACATTTACATTGGGTAAATGAAATTACATCTGGTATTCGATGGAGTGTTCAGATATTTTTAGAAGAAGATGCAATAAAGGAATAGTATGGAAGAAATTAAAAATACCTTATGGGTAGAAAAGTATCGGCCGCAATCACTTGACACTTACATTGGGAATGAACATCTCAAAAGTAAAGTCAAAGTGTATTTGGAGAGTGGCGATTTACCACACCTTTTGCTTTATGGACGTGCAGGTACAGGTAAAACCACTCTCGCTAAATTACTCGTTAATAATATAGATTGTGATTATTTATATATTAATGCATCTGATGAGAATAGTGTAGATGTAGTTCGTGATAAAGTAAAGAATTTTGCATCAACACTTGGATTTTCAGAGATGAAGATTATAATATTAGATGAGTGTGATTACATTACACCAAATGCACAAGCAGCATTAAGAAATCTAATGGAAACATTTTCAAAACATTGTAGGTTTATCCTAACTTGTAATTATGTTGAAAGAATAATTGACCCAATCCAATCAAGATGTCAATCCTTTCAGATTATACCACCCGATAGAAAACAAGTCGCGATGCATATGTCGAAAATCTTACAGAAAGAATCGGTAGATGCAAAAGTAGATGATATCGTAACGATAGTGAATGGTGGTTATCCCGATATCAGAAGAGTAATCAATGCTGCTCAGAGACAGGTAGTAAAAGAGAAACTCGTTATAGATGAAGCGATGAGTACACAAAACGATTACAAGTTAGAAGTTTTAGAAATCTTGAAAACTCAAGATAAGAAGAATGCATTCAAGAACATTCGACAATTATTAGCAGATTCCAAAGTTACAGACTTTAGTGATATGTTTAGGTTGTTGTTTGATACAGTCGATGATTGGGGTAGAGGACATGTCGCAGAATGTATTTTAGTATTAAGTCAATATCAACAAAGTGATGCAGTAGTAGTGGATAAAGAAATAAATGCTATGGCAATGTTTGTTGAGATAATAGGAAAAGTAAAATGAATATGAAAGCACAAAAACCGATAAATAAACCACAACAAAAATTAGATTTAAGTAAAGCAGATACACTAAATTGTCAGGCGTGTGGTAATTATTTGTTTATAACATCAACGATTATAAAAAGGATATCTGCAATAATGTCACCGAATGGTCAAGAAGGATTAGTTCCAATTGAAGTATTTAGTTGTGGTAATTGTGGACAAGTACCAACCGAGATGTTAAAGGGAACAGGTCTTGAACCCGCACTGGACTCATAAAGAGTTTGATATATTTGATGATTTAAAATCAAGAAAGAATCAAACACATAAAACTGTCGGTGGAGATAAATCTGGTAGAGTAGTTGGTGGATATACATTTAATGAACTTGGATTTAGGGGAGATGATTTAGAAACTTATTTTTCATCAAAATCTAAGTTACTTACTTTTGGATGCAGTCATACATTGGGTGTAGGTGTAGGAAATGAGGAAACATGGCCACATTTATTAGCAAACGAAATTCAACACTCACATATTAATTGTGGTATTCAAGGAATATCTAATGATACAATTAGTAGAGCAGTTCTATCATATACCGAAATTTTAAAACCAGATTTAATTGTTGTTTTATATACGTATCCACATAGGAGAGAGTACACCACATTAGATGGTAGGAAATGCTCTTTTAAGCCTGATGGTAAATGGGATTATTGGAAAACTGATGATGGGTTGTTAGCTCACGATTCACTTGTAAATTTACAGAACGATGAATATGATAATGACAATCTATACAGAAATCAATTACTGATTGAGAATTATTTGGAAAATAAAGGAATTAGATTACTAACAAATGTTATAGATGAATATCTTGGGTGTTGGGAAGATGAGGCAGTTGGTGGCAACCACGCTGGAGTTTTATCTAACGAATTATTTACCAAAAATTTATATGAGAGATATTTATAATATATATAGGAGAACCTTATGTCAATAACAATATTTAGTCAGAAATCAGATGTAGAAACGAAGTTAGAATCACTATCTAATTACATTACAGGTAGTGCTGGTGGTTGGCCTGATTCATCTTACGCAGGAATACTTGCGTGTTATGATTTTACAATTGAAAGTGGTAGTGATGATGTAAAGGTATTTGAGATGAATACTGCAATCAATAGTACTCAGATGAGTAGTCTATATGGAAACATATATGATGATATTGCACAATATGCCTCAACACAAAGTTATTCAGATGTACAAGTATATGGTAGTTTTCAATTTGGAACATATAATCCACCTACTGCAACACAACCTACAATATCTGCAAGTTTTGCTCAATATAATATTAGTTCATCATTTAATTATACAGACCAAGCACAATACTTAGCAAAAAGAGGAACTGCTTCAAATTCGGGGAGTTTCCATGTATTCGTAGCTTCACCAAGTAACACGGATGATACTTTGTATCAGATATCAAGTGGTTCATTTACTAAAACAAGTTTTAGAACTATACTTGGGGCATCACCAATTGGTGGTGATTCTTTAATTGGGGCATTTAATTCAGCTTCAATAGCAGCAAATAAAGGGGTTAGTGATTATCCAGATTATGTTTTAAAAGATTTAGCTAAAGATGCATCATTTATGGTTACAGCTGATGGTTCGATTTCATTTAATTCATACA